TGGTCTATCAGGGAACCTATATTTTGTTGTTTATAATGCGGGCGGCGCTGGTAATATAGCCGAGGCTGATTGGAATACAATTTACTCACGACTTCTTTACCCTAACGGAACAATAACCCAGAACAACATTACTATTTATAACACTACAACAACTGCTAACCGTAGTGACACTGCAGGCGAAGCGCCTGTGATTTACTCATGGACTAGTACTACTTCTGGTAACTATCGTATTTGGACAGCTACTCACGGATTTGTAGGTCTTTACTCTACTAGCCCATTTCCAGCATCGGCTAACTATCCCTACATAATAGAGATAACATGATAGATTTAAGAAACCCTCCAGGGTTACCACCCTGGTCAGAAATATCCACAAAACGTAAAATAGCTAGAGTATTTTTTATATTTTTGCTACCAGTCAAAATATTACTAATGCTTGCAGGCGTATCATTTGGCGTTACAGCTCTTTTTGGCCTATAATCTCTTTATGGCCACGGTTAAAGAAACACTAACAAAGATCGAAGCGCACGAAAGAGAGTGCAACATTCGATACTCTGCTATTGAAAAACGCTTAGATAAAGGAGATGCTAAGTTTGACCGTATGGACACTAAGTTCACAACAATGATTATAGGCGTGTACGTCTTGATCATTGGGTCTAGCTTTTTATAGGAGGTAACCATGGCAAAAGCCGAAAAGCAAATACCACAAGTAATCAACTTTGATGGTAAGCAATACGATATATCTAAAATGACTGACCGTGTAGCTGAGCAGTTTAACATGTTAGTTAGACTACAAAGCGAATGGCAGGACGCTAGTTTTAACCTTAAAAAGGTAGAAGCAGCACAAAAAACAGTTGTCACAGAACTGCAAGTCTTTATGAAAGAAGACAATATCAAAGCAGTAGACGACAGGATAATAACCCCATGAATATAGAATTACTAAAAGAAGAGATTAAAAGACACGAAGGTGAAGTCTTAGAAATATATGAAGATAGCTTAGGTTACAAAACACTTGGCGTAGGGCATTTATGTAAACCAGAAGACCCAGAATACAACTGGGAAGTAGGCACACCCGTAAGTCAAGAAGTTGTAGACTTGTACTATGAGAATGACTTTAACAAGCATGTAGAAGAAGCATTACACGTGTTTGGTGGTGAAGAAGATTTTTATAACTTGCCTGAAAATATCCAACACGTATTAGTAAATATGTGTTTTAATCTAGGGGGGACTAGACTTTCTAAGTTCCGCAACATGCTAGCAGCGTGTAGAGAGCATGATTGGAAAAGAATGGCTGCTGAAATGGAAGACAGCAGGTGGTTTAAACAAGTAGGAAGAAGGAGTCGAGAACTGCAAGAATCAGTTCTGAATACTGTATAATGAATAAATGGCCTATATTAAACTTAAAACATTTGGAGGTCTTGCACCCAGGACTTCACCAAGACTCTTAAGAGATGAACTAGCTACAGTAGCTACGGATGTAAACCTTGAGAGTGGTCGTTTAGTGCCAATTAATGACAATTCTGATACTCTTACTCTTTCTAATTCTAGTAGACAATCTATATACAAATACACAGATAGCCCAGAACGTTGGCTACAGTTTGATGAAGATGTAAACGTCGTACGTGGTCCAATACCTGGGGATAACAACGACACGATTTATTGGTCGGGTCAGTCTTATCCTAAAATGGGTAGAAGTTCTGATGTTATAGGTGGTAGTGTGTATCCTAATGCTGCATACCGATTAGGTATTCCTGCTCCAACTACAGCTCCAACTGTGGCAGTAGGCGGTGGTACTACTCTTAATATTACTATTACAACAACCAATGAAAGCTCCACTATAACTGTTACTACTGCATCAGACCATGGGGCTTCAGTAAACGACTATGTAACAATTGCAAATGTAACAGGTACAGTAGGCGGCATAGCTGCTGCTGATATAAACGGAACTTTTAGAATAAGAACAGTACCTAGTAGTACCACAATTACAGTCATCTTATCTGCAGCTGCTACTTCTGATGCTACTAGCAGCTCTATAACAAATGGTGCTAGCTTTGGTGAAAACTCAGAAGCTGAATTAGACTATGAAACTTCTTATGTATATACATTTGTATCTGCATATGGAGAAGAAGGTCCACCATCACCAGCTTCTACAGTCATAACTACAGATGATAATATGTCTGTAAATTTATCTAATCTAGAAACATCCACAAGTATTACTAATACTAATTTAACAAAGAAAAGAATCTACAGATCCAATACAGGTTCTAATACAACAGAGTTTCAATTTGTAGCAGAGCTTGTTTTATCTGCTACATCTTACACAGATACTTCTAAAAACAATGAGCTAGCTGAAGTTATACCATCAAACAATTGGATTGCACCACCAGATGATGATACTGCTTTGTATCCAGATGGTCCGTTAAAAGGCTTAGTTTCTATGCCTGGTGGTATATTAGTTGGTTTTACTGGCAAAAGAGTTTGTTTTAGTGAACCTTTTCAACCCCATGCCTGGCCTACTGATTATAGGATTGCTATAGATGAGCCTATTGTTAGTATAGCTGTGACTGCTAATGGTGTTATTGTAGGCACCCAAAGTACACCTTATTTAATTACCGGTAGTGATCCTTCTTCTATGGTTGCTATAAAAATAGAGTCAGGTGAAGCATGTTTAAACAAAAGGTCTATGGTAGATATGGGTGAATACATTATGTATGCAGGCCCTGATGGGCTTACTGCAGTTCAGGGTGCAACTGCAACCGTTATAACTCAAAACTTAATTACACCAGAACAATGGCAAGCTAGTTATTATCCTTCTACTATTACTGGTTTTAAATGGCAAGGTAGATATGTAGGATTCTATAGCACGGGCTCTGGTTATGGTGGCTTTATCTTTGACCCTAGAGAACAAGCTAATGCTTTTGTAGATTTAGACGCAAGCGCTTTGATACGTGGTGGTTTTACTGACCCAGATGACAATGAGCTTTATATAATTATAGGTAATAAAATTAAAAAATTTCAAGGTAGTAGTACAGCTTTAACTTACAACTGGAAGTCAAAAGAATATGCACTTTCTAAACCTACAAGTTTTGGTTTTGCTAAGGTAGATGCAGAAGCATATCCAGTAACAATAAAGATATATGGAGATGGTAGTGTTATATACAACGCTACTATATCTACTAGTGGTAATGCATATAGTGTAACGGGAACTACTCCTAGTTTTAGTGCTACATCTATAACCGAACCTATGGTTCGTTTACCGGCCAGTGTTCATAATACATTTGCTATGGAAGTAGAAGGCGCAACAACTGTAAATGAAATCTGTATCGGAGAGAACATAGCTGAATTAAGAGAGGCATAATGGCTGAAACAAAATTACCTGCTCTTAAGAATATACCACCTAAAACCGATAGAGAGCTAAAACTTGCTTTAGAGTCTATTAAAGAAGCTTTAGAAGTTAGACTGGGCAGACGTGGTGACCCACTAGATAGAGCTGTTACTCTTAGAGAGTTATCAGACAATGGCATAGTACAAGTAACAAACAAAAAAGTAGGTGTATCTGGTGGTATAACTACACCTCCTGGTGGTGGCGGTATAACTACACCCCCACCTGCCCCTAGTACATTAGAAGCTTCTGCTGCATTTACATCTATAACTTTATCTTGGACTAAAGCTAGTTACGGCAACCATGCTTACTCAGAGATATGGAGATCCCAAGACAATGCTCTTGGTGGTGCCGTACGTATAGCAACCAGCAATGCATTTGTGTACACGGACGAAGTCGGATACAACCAAACATATTATTACTGGGTTAGATATGTAACTGCGTCTGATGTAGCTGGCCCCTGGAACGATACCGAAGGCACGTCTGCTACTACAGCAGTTGATGTAGGCGCAGTCATGCAACAGCTTAGTGAAGAACTAGCCAACTTACCTGGTTTTGCTAATTTACAAAATGACATGCAAGTAACCATAGATGGTAATAATTCTACTCTTGCTAGTGCGTTAGGCACATTAGATACAGCTGTAGATACTGCACAAACAGCAGCTAACACAGCCCAGACAGCAGCTAACACAGCCCAAACAACAGCTAATAGCGCACAAACAGCAGCTGATGATGCTCAAGACGCAGCTGATGATGCAGCAGCTGATGCGGCTGCAGCTCAGTCAACTGCTAACTCTGCTGCTACTGCTGCTAGTAACGCTGCTACTGCTGCTAGTAACGCTGCTACT